TATTTGTTGCTGATAAACGAAAACTGCCAGCCGTCGCTAATGATGTAGTTCCGAGCTGCCAAGGTAAGCGTCACCTCTACGTCGGTGAGATTGGCGATATCCACTGAAGTACAAATTCCGGTGGCCAGGTTAGCGGTGTAGTTGCCTGGCCGGTTTTCCCCGGCAATGACTAAAGTCTGGATGTTGTCGTAACCGAGGTCAAGCGTTCCGCCCTCAAACTGGGCAGTAAACGTCTTGGTTGAGTTCGGAGCTAACCAACTAAACGCACGACCGCGTTGCCTCAGCAGGTAAGACTCAATCCCGTAAACTTCGTTCTCAAACAAAGGACCAGTGGTACAAGACCACCGCTCCAGTTGGTTATTAAGGCCGTCGGTTAAAACCTGAGAATATCCGTCTCCAAACTGCGCTCGCTGGCTGCGGGTGGTGCGCTTAACGGTCGTTTCAAGCGCAATCTCCGCATTATTCAGGTTGATGTATGCGGTCATCGCAGGATGCCTCCACTGCGGCGCTCGTTGACCAGATTAGCAAGGACAATTCCTTGCACCTGATTAGCGATCTGCTTCTGTGCAGCAGGGCTTAGCTGCTCACCTTTGTTCTCAACCGTGATGTTGATTTGACCGACGCTTACGCCACCACCGCCAGCGACGCCGAGCTTTCCGTCTGGTCCACGCTTGAGTGGCATGATCGCTTCCGGGCCGGCCTCACCCATCAGGCCAAAGCGCCCCGTGCCACCGTTGGCGTAAGCGAACATGGTGGGACGGTTGACGATGCCGCCCATTGCAAATTTGGCGACACCTCCCGCGAAATAAGCACCCTTGGCGGCAAAGTCAGGACCGCCCATTGAGATGATGTTGCCCTTTAAGCCAAAATCAGAGCCACTCTGAATGGAATTGGTTTTAGTCGATGGCGCCGCTCCACCAGGCAGCAGGCCAACAACCGTGTTCAGAATCGCCATCGTGATCATCTTGGCGATGATCTGGCCTGCCATATCTAGGAAGTAGTTGCCGATGTTCCGGAAGAAGCCAGCCAGCGCTTCTTGGGCGGTCTGGCTGCCGTTGATGACGTTGATGAAGGAGGTGCTGAATGCCTGGCCAATCGCACCAGCTGCGCCAGTGATTTGATTGACGGGGTTGAGCAGCTCGGTCAGCTCTTGCTTGAGCTGAGCGATGTTCTGCTTCATCTCCTGGAACGGAGTTGGGTCGATCTCCTGCTGCTTGAGCGCGACCATTTCTTCACGTTGAGCAGGGTCGAGATCGGGATAGGCCTCTTTGAGTCGTGCGCGCTCGCGCTCGATCAGCATTGAGTTGTACTCTTTTTCGCCGATCAAGCCCAGCTGGTACTGCCGCTCTTTTAGGTCAAAGTTGAACTGTTTGTTCAGCTTTTCTTGCTCTGCAAGCGCCTTGCCGCCCTTGATAATGTCAGCGGTCATGCCCTTGAACCATTGGGCACGAGCTTTGGTGAATTTTTCGAGGGCTTCGGAGCGAGCCACGCTGGCCTTTTCAGGCGTTTCAGCCATCTCCTTGGTTTCAAGCAAGGCGCGCTCAAACTCAAGGATGTCGGCCTGAATATCAAACCCTTGACGGCGAAGATTGTTTATTCGATTGAGAAGGACAGCCTGCTCTCTGCTTATATCCTTTAACTTTTTGCTATCGCCATCGCCGCCGAGCTCTCCGCCGCCTGTAGCCCCACCGCCGGCACCAGTGCCGAATTTTGGCTCAAAAGGCTTGAACAGATCGTCAACAGTTAACGGTGTTTCAGTTTTCTTTCTTGCGTAGTACCGATTTAGCGTCTTAATTGCCTCTTGGTATGCCTGCTGTTTCTTTCCAGATTCGAGAGGTCCGTACCCAAGAGCATCGACCATACCCTTGGCTTCTGTACGAATAGCCGCCGGCGTAGACGCAAGCTCGATGGCCTGATTTAGCCCCTTTACGCCCCTGACAATGTTCTCTGCCAGCCACTTAAAGAACGGACCAAAAGCAGTGACTAGTGTCTTGCCCAGTGTGACGAACAGGTCTTTAAGGTCTCTGGCAAAATTGACAAATCCGGTCAGAAGAATCTTGAGCTGCTCTTCGTTTTTGTTGACCCAAGCAAGTACCTTGGTGATGTTATCCTGAATCCCGGCCCCAATGCGTTGGAACGCAATGCCGTAGGTTTCACTTACGCGATTTAGTGCAATCTCCAGCCGAGCCCCTGCCTTTTCGGGCCCCTCGCCAATGATTTTTGCTAGACCGTCGTACTCGTTTAGTTGTGCCTCAGTAAACTGCACAAACTGCTCAATTGTTACCTCACCTTTCTTGAATGCAGAGGTCAATTGGTCAAGCGACATGTTGTTCGCCTGAGCAAATTTGGCCACTGCACCAGGCAAACGTTCACCGATTTGACCTGAAAGTTCTTCAGCGCTCACCTTGCCCTTCGACAAAACTTGCACCGTGGCGCGGACCAGGGCTGCAATATCCTCTTGGCTCTTGCCGAAAGCGGTGCCCGAGGCCACAATCCCTCGATAGATCGTCTCGGTCTGCTCAAGGGTGAGGTTGTTTGCCCGTGCAGCAACTGCGACCTGGGCGTAGCCGGTAATCGTGTCCTTAAAACTAACCGAGTAATCGGTGCTGATTTTTCGGGCGTTGTCTAACAGGACGTTGTACTCTCTTTGTGTGTTTACAACCTGTGCCAGCGTCTGCTTAGCCAGATTCAGCTCGGCGGAGTAGGTCGCCATACTCTTGGCGACGTCAGTAACAACGTTCAACTGCGCGCCAACTGCAGCACCGGCGTAAGCGCCCCCTACGCCTCCGATGCCGCCACCGACCAGGCCGCCTAAGGCGCCCAGCGGTCCACCAAATATGCCTCCTGACAGAGTTGCACCTGCAATCTGGGTAAGCGCCCGTGGACTGAATTTGCTGCGACCCTCCAGTCGAGCCAATTGACGATCAACGTTTTTAATCTCACGGGTAACTTCCTTGTAGGCCCGCGTAGTTGGCCGCAAGTTATTGCGCAGTGTGACCCACGCCCCGCGTTGGCTCTGAAGGCTGTTGATGCTGCCGTTAGAGGCGACTGTTGCCGCCTTAATGTCCTGGGTTACCTGCCTATAGGAATTTCCCATCGCATCGATGTAGCCCCTGGTGCGGGCCATACCGATATCGCCTATTTGCTGGTACAGGCCACTTATTTCGCGTACCTGAGTTGGGACGGGAGCAGCAGCCCGCTGCGCGGCAGCAGCCCGATCGCGCGCATCTTGTGCTGCAGCGCCTAAACGTGAAGTAAGGCGAGTGCGCCGTCCCCTGCCCCTTTCCAAGTAGGCCTCAAGAGTCCCTTGCCTACCGAGCAATCCTTCGTCTCTCCCCGCTAGCTCCTGTATCCGCTCGCTACGTGCAATTTGACGCTGGACCGCTGCAATCTCACGAAGAGTGCTGAGGTATTTATCACTACCTATATCTAGATTTACGAAGTCTTGGCGAAGCTCCTTCAGGCGCTGGCCAAAGCCAGCCGTTGTATTAGGCAGCTCTCTGAATACCCCCGCATATTCAGACAGGCCTTCTAAATCAAAGATGCCCTGACCCCCGCGAGCGGGTGTGAAAGTAACTGTTCTGGCCTGAGCTGCAATAACAGCCTGCCGTTCCTGAAGACGTGCCAGTGCAGCCTCAAACTGGAGCACATCGCCTAATGCAGCGGCGTACTGCTCGGTTAGCGGGTCCTGCTGGCCAAGGAATTTCTGCCTCTTGGCAAGCTGCTGCTGCAGGCCAGCTACGCCTAATTTTTCAAAACCAGTCTCAATCTTGCGAGCAGATAACGCCTTGGCAGTGCTATTAGCTTGCTGTTCTACAGATTTAAGTTGTCGTTCGTACAGCTTGATATCGTCAGCAAGTCTTTTAAACGTTCTGCCGCCTACGCTGGCTTGCTCTTTTAAATCTTTTAAGGACTCAATCTGGCCCTTCAATACTTTTATGCTGTTATTACCTTCGTTGCTATACGCTTTAATGCCTTTTCTGAGCTCTTCTAGACCCTTATCGGTTACACCAACAGTCTTCTCAAGCTGCCGAAAGGAGCCCCGCAGCTTGTCAAAGACCTGGCTGTTCTCCAGACCCAGCTTGATCTTGAGCTGACTAACGGTCTTACTTGCCATCGGAGCCCTTCTTGCTGAGTTCGCTTAGTGCTGCGGCCTCCATGACCTGAAGACCCTCAAGCATGTCGCGGCGGTTGTCGACATTGTAGAGGTCAAATAGCCCTCCAGAACTAAGCAGCACCTCATACTTCAAACCCACGTAGCCGGCCATGCTGGTCGTCCACTGGGTCTGCATACGCATGAACATCATCACGATGTCCCAGTTGTCGTCCCAAACTTCAAAGTGCTTGCTGCTTTCCTCCTTGGGCGGCTCGGCGGGTAGGACGACGCCAAGTGCTTTGGCATCGTCCTGCGAGTGATCCTCAACCTCCTTGCTCCCGCCGGCCCAGTAGATCGCAGCTTCCCTTAGTTTCCCGCTTTGGCGCCCTCGAAGGTGTCGGTGTAGGCCTTGAGGACTCCGCGGATCCAGTAAGGATCGTCGCTAAGTTCCCGAAGAGCCTCGACAGAAAAAGGTACAGCCTTACCGTTCTCATCGTCGATTCCGTCCCATCCGGTAAGCACAGCCTTCAGCAGGTCAAGTTCGCTCTTTTCGCTGAGCTTTAGGAACTCGTTGCGCCCCACACGCTTGAAAATTGCATCGAACGTGGTGGTTTCAAATGTGCCGCCGTCTGCAGGCTCTTCAATGCTTACGGGCCACTTGAAGGTTTTTACCTTTTTGCGAACGAACGCCATAAGGCCGAGTAGTAGTTCTGCTTTATCTTACAGGCACAAAAAAGGGCCGCATGAGCGGCCCCGAGGTTGGTGTGATTCAGTTCAGTTTAGGTGTAAGCAAGGCTGAATTCATCATTCCCACTGGTGCTAGGCACGCAGGTATAGGGGATGTTGAACATTGCGATGCCGTCCTGATCGCTGTAGGACACGTCGCCGATATCGACGCGGGTCGAAGCGAAGTCGACGATGTTGCCAGCAGCGGTGCCGTGAGTGAAGTCCAGGTTGCCCAGGCTGGTGTCACTCAGTGCAGCAGCAAAGTAGTCCTTCGATGCAATGTTGACTGCCTCGATGGTGGTCGAGCCAGTGCCGGCGCGGTCGGTGAGAAGGACTTCCTTGGTGCCACCGACGAGCTCGCGGTAGACCAAAGAGTTGCCGATGTCGAAGCTGAATGCTTGAAGCGCGCCAGCAAACGACAGGAGCTGGAAGCTGCTGGTGTTGCCGTTCTTGAAGATCAGCGGGGTTGCCTGGTTCGCGTAAGTAGCGGAAGGCAGGGCGCTGTCGTCGGGAGCGACGTACACACCGGTGAAGGTGAAGTCGATCGAAGGGATTTCGCCAACGGTGGCGTTGATGCTGAAGGTGCCGCGGCAGCCGGTCACCTTGTGGCGCAGACCATCAATGTTGTAGTAGATGGTGACGCTGGAGAAGCTAGAGCTGACCGGGGCGTAGGTGACGCTGGTGTCAGCAACGATCGTCTCAGACAGTCCGCAAGCCTGAAGAGCTTTGCCGTACTGGGGAGCGGTGCCGGCCGTGCCAGAACCCGTCAGCTCAACGCTGAAGCTGCACTCAACGCGAGTGTTGGCCAGGAGCTGCTCAGATGCGCCCAGGTAGGGACGAACAAGGTCGCGATTTACGACGTCACTCTGCTGGGGAGTGATGTTCAGATCCCTCACCAGAACGGCGTCGGCTCCGTCGGGAGTTGGGTCGGTCCCGTAGCTCGACTCCGTCTCGATCAGAATCAGGCGTTTCCGCAGTAATAGGGCCATTGCTGGTTACCTCAGATGGTGTTGGGGGAAGCGTGCGCTTGATTAACTTGCGCTCGCCCGTTTCCGGGTCCAGCAGGTAACTCCCGCCTTCACCACGGTGTTCATTAGTCATGGTAAGTCGAGTGGCTTGTTAGGCCCAAGTCTAGATCTGGTGATTTATTGAGTCAGATCAGCAACCTGAGAGCGATACATCACCTCGTACTCACAAAACACCACGCCAGCAGGTTGATCCGCCTCGAAGAAATTAAAAGTTGTTTGTGCTGGCTGCACGTCAATTGCCAGACCACCCAATGTCAGATCCGACATCAACCTGGAGTGCATACTCTCGATTACGGCGTCAGCAGTGTTGTCTGGGGTCGATCCACGGACAATGACGTTGATCCGCACGCGCAGCGTCCAGTCCAGAGTCGGAAGACTTGTGTTCTGAACCGGAGTGTCCGTAAGGGGCTCGATAATGATTGCCGGCGATTCAGCCCGCGCCATCGGCTCAACGCGCGACCGATAGATGCGAGTACCCACCCCGGCAGTGCCGGCAAGTGCCGTTGCAATTGCACTGAGGATTGATTCGCGCTTGGTAGTCATGGTTTGGAATACAGCGATCCGAAAGGCCCCGGATCTGGTCTCCCATTAACTATGGCTTGCGCACGTCTGTAGATATGGCAGTCGGTCTTACCCGCTGCCTCAAGCGCTTC